AAGCATACCAAGGCGCTGTGAATATTGGCACTTGGACTCCGTCAGGTAACTACTATGGAGTAGCGGCCTACACAGGCGGCAGCACTGCTCAAATGTGGGTGCGTCAATTGAGAATTGACTGGTAAATTATGATCATACAAGGGGTAACACTCACAGGCACTTACATAGTAGACCATTTTAATATCGTCACTGCGGGACTATATGCCAACTACGATGCCGCCACGGGCATCAGTGGTAGTACTCTTGCTGACAGCAGTGGTAATGGTTATGATGCTACCTTGTTTAATAGTCCTAGTACAGCCAAAGTCAACGGATTTACAGTGTTACAATTAGCCAGCGCCAGTAGTCAATACTTTGGCTATGTTGGTGGTGTTGGTTATGGCGCAGATTTAGACTCAGCATTTACATTTGATGTATGGGCACGAAATTTAAGTGCGGGCTCACCAGGTACACTGATAGCAGAATGGGGTCAATGGGATCCTGGATACAATTACGGTGGCTGGACTGATAACCAAATGGGCTTTACCAACGGTACGATCAATATGGGCCTATACAATACTGGATATGTCACAGGTCCTGGTTGGACATCAACCAATTGGTATCACATTGTGATGTCCTATGATGTCACAGTTAGTCCAACACTTAAAACCTATGTCAATGGGGCATTCGCAGGATCAACAGATGGCGCAAAAGGCAATCCTGGTAGTACGTTTTTAAGCATGGGCTTCCCTGGTAATGACTACATAGGTATCAATGGCTTTCCATACTTCAATGGTTACATTGGTGCTTGGAAGATCTACAATCGCGCCTTGTCAGCTTTAGAAGTCAATCAAAATTTCAGCGCATTACGATTTAGGTATAGTGTATAATATGGCATTAACAATAGGATCAGGAATTACTATAGGTGGTGGGATAAACATTGTTAGCACCATTGGCTATATCACAGCTAACCTTGTGATGAACTTAGATGCTGGCCTGACCAGTAGTTTCTCTGGTAACACCACTTGGCGTGATACGGTCAACGGCTTATCATTTACTCTAAGCGGCAGTCCTACATTCAGTACCAACAACGGTGGATATATTAATTTCGTACCAGCTAGCAGTCAATACGCTTATAGTCCAAATCAAAGTTTTGGTAATTTACCAAGCTGGACTGTGGAAACATGGCACTACTACACTGGTACTAACACAGGGGCAGATCCTTGTATCGTCACAGAACAGTATCCTGGGGTTACTAGTAGGATTAACTTTAGCCTTGGCGTTGATGTTTCTGGTGGCTTACAAAACGGATTCTGGGACGGTAGTTGGCATGCTACTCCAGCTTATTCATTGACTACTAATACTTGGAATCACATTGTGGGTACCTATGATGGCACGACAATTAAACTGTTTGTAAATAATACGCAGGTCAGCACACTTGCCTACACGGGTTCATCTACCAGTTCACAAAGTGGTATAGTGTTGATGCGTCGTTGGGACCTTGGTGATTATTGGGGTGGTGGACTAGGTGTTGTCCGCATTTACAACACTGCCTTTGGTAATACACAGATCAATCAAAACTATCAAGCAGTTCGTTCAAGGTTTGGAATATAATGATAATATTAGGTGGAACAATTATAGGTGGTACTGTATACGATCTAACTGATCTATACGCATTCTCTATGTTTAACTTTACCTCAAATATTGTAGGACAATACGGACCTACACTAGGTAATTTATACAATACATACAGTAACGCAGGTAATACTTGGTTAACTAATACAAACTTCTTTACAGTACCAGGCGCTTGGCAAGGATATCAAGTATGGACAGTACCGCATACAGGTCCGTATCGTATTACAGCGGCTGGCAGTCGCAGTGGAGTGATTAGTACTTTTGCTGGAAACACTACCTACGGTAATGCACACGGTCGCGGCGCTGTAATACAAGGCGTGTTTAATCTACGACGCGGACAAAAAATTACTCTGGTAGTAGGACAACCTAGTGCTAATACTACACAGCCTAGTACCTATTCTAGTCCTGGTGGTGGTGGTGGTAGTTTTGTCGCCTTAGGCAATATAGCTCAAGGTTTTGCTAATGTTAGTCCGCTGATCATAGCAGGTGGCGGCGGCGGACCTGGCGCCTGGACAAGTAACACAAATATATTACCAGGTGGCTATGGTGTGACCACTCGTCGTGGTGGTAACAGTGCTGGTAACCTTGGTGCTACTACAACCACTCTACGCTTTGGTGCTCCTGGTGGTGTTGCTGGGCAAGGCGGTAACACACACGTCAACGTCATAGGTACAACTAGTACCAACACCTACGATGGTGGTGGTGGCGGCGGATGGTCAGGCAATGGCTCATTTATAACAGCAACTACCACTTGGTCAAATAATACTCAGGTGGCTGTTGGTGGCTCATATGGTGGCGGCGGTAATAGTTTCCAATTTGGCGCAAACGGTGCTATATATTCTACTAGTTATGTACCACCTAGCACAAGTTTTGGTGGATTTGGTGGCGGTGGTGGATCTGGTCCTATCACTGGGGGCGGTGGTGGTGGCTACTCAGGTGGTGGTGGTGCATATGGCGGAATTGCTCCAACCATTGACTCAGGCGGCGGTGGCGGTAGTTATATTGATGCTAATGCTACATCAGTGGCAACCAGCGACGGACAGTTTGATCTAAGCGGCACATTTAATGGTGCAAGCATTACCAACCTAGGATTTTATAATAACACCGCAGGTTATATTAGTATCGTAAAACTATAAATATACAATAACAGAGAACAAATATGATATTAGCAAACGTTAACATTGGTTCAGGCCCTAGCGCAGGCGATGGGGATCCATTACGCTCAGCATTTAGTATAATTAATAATAACTTTCAAATTGTTAAAAACAACGTAAATGCCCTGTCAAATAGTGTAACTAGTGTAGCTGGTCGCACTGGTAATATTATTCTAACTGTTAACGACATTATCGGATTTCAAGGATTAAGTTTAGTTAATATTCCACCAACGCACAGCAATAGTTCTGGAGTAATTGGACAAGTTGCTGTAGATAGTAGCTATATGTACGTATGTACAGCGGCTAATACTTGGGTTCGCAGTAGCATAACCACTTCGTTCTAATCAAATCATTTGCTTTAATTGCTAATTGACATAAATACTTATATGTCAAAATTCATTTACCTTATTACATCACCCTCATCTAAAGTCTATGTAGGACAATCTACAGTATCGGTTGAAGAAAAAGAAAGATGGTACCTCAGATTAGAAAAATACGATAAAACAGATAGAAAAGTAGCCAATGCTATTAAAAAGTATGGTTGGCAAAATATGAAATTTGAAATTATTGAACAAGATGATGCTTGGACAAAAGAACAATTAAACGAGAGAGAAATACATTGGATACAACACTACAATTCTATTAATGAAGGTTATAATATGACTATAGGTGGTGATGGTGTAGACTCTGCTCTTGCTAGAGATTTAGCCACAAAGCATCACAGAACTATGAGCCCAGAGAAAAAAGCACAACGAAGTGCTAATTGTAGTGTGGGACAAAAACAACGCTATGCTACAACACCGGATTCAGAAGAGACAAAGAAACGAAAAAGTGATGCTCACAAAGGCAAATATTTAATAGAATCCCCAGACGGTAGAATTTGGGAGACTGACTTGGGGTTAAAAGATTTTGCCAAATTACACGAAAACGAATTAAAAATAGGCTATTGGCAGTTGTTCGGTGCATACAGAAAGTGTTATAATAATACTGTTACTACTCGTACCCGTAAAGATAATAATCACTGGAAAGTAAAACGCATTGATTAAAATAATATCAGATTTTACTGTAGCCTTATGGAAAACTGGACGCAAAACAAAGTCTAGTCCATCTGGCTGGATTTCAGGAAATGCTCCATGTTGCGTACACAACGGCGAAACAGCCGACACTAGAGGCAGAGGCGGACTTACGGCTAATGCTGACGGGAGTATCTCATATTCGTGTTTCAATTGTAACTTCAAAGCTAGTTATCAACCAGGTCGTCACTTAACATTCAAATTCCGTAAACTCTTACGTTGGTTAGGTGCTGATGAAAACGACATTAAACGCCTAGTTATTGAAGCTATTCGTATCCGTGAACTAGTTAACCCAGAAGAAGTTAAAGCTGAAGCTGAAGAAAAGATTGAGTTTAAGGTCAGAGAACTGCCCAAAGATGCACTTAGCTTTCAGCAATTCATATCATTTTACACATTGAGTGATTTTAAAAATGTACCCCCACTACTAAACTCAGCTGTTGACTACACAAACAGTCGTAAAATGAACTACGATAAGTATGACTTTTATTGGACTGATAGCACAGAACACAGCCTGCATCAACGTGTGATCATTCCTATGATTTGGGAAGGTCGGACCATTGGCTACACTAGCCGTGCGTTTGTAGATGGCGTTAAGCCTAAATACTATAGCAACTATGAACCTAACTTTGTGTTCAACATAAACAATCAACTACCTGATAGTAAGTTTGTCATAGTCTGTGAAGGCCCATTTGATGCGATGTCAGTAGATGGTGTTGCAGTCATGAGCAATGAGTGTAGTGAAACTCAAGCTGAAATCATTGAGAGCTTAGGCAAAGAAGTTATTGTAGTGGCAGATCGTGATAAGGCGGGTGCAAAATTACTACAAAACGCAATGGAATATGGCTGGTCGGCTAGCTTTCCTGTATGGCAAGAGACCTGTAAAGATATTAATGAAGCTGTGGTTAAATATGGTAAACTATTTGTGCTTAAGAGCATTTTAGATGCTAGAGAATCAAGTAAGTTAAAAATTGAACTAATGAGGAAAAAGTTACATGCTTGATAAATTGCGGGGGATACATATCGAGACTACAAACATGTGTACCTTAAAGTGTCCACGATGCAGTCGTACTGAGTTTATTAATCAATTTCCAAATAAATGGACTAATCAAAATTTAGATTTAGAGCAATTAAAAAAATTCTTAGATATAGATCTTACTGGGGTTTTGGTAAGTTTAATTGGCAATGACGGTGATCCTATATATTACCCACAACTAATCGAATTAATAAAATTTTTAAAAACATCGGGGGCAATAGTTAATATACATACCAATGGCAGCCATAAAACTGTTGATTGGTGGGAACAGCTCAATGAGTTATTAGATTGTAACGATATAGTTTCTTTTTCAATTGATGGAACTCCAGATAACTTTACAAACTATCGAATAAATGCAAATTGGGATAGTATTAAAAATGGCATAAATGTATTAGTTAACGGTTCAGCCAAAGTTGTTTGGAAATGTATTCTTTTCAGTTATAATGAAAGTACAATCAATGAAGCCAAAGAACTAAGCATTCAATTGGGCATGGATGATTTTATGTTAATTAATAGTGATAGATGGGTAAAAGATGATTGGCTTAAACCATCATCTTTTGTTGAATTTCATAATGATTCTGAGATCAAGTTGTTAAATAATTCAGTTACCGAGGTGTTGTATAATGGAGCTCATGTCGGAAACAGAAATGAATCTAAAAAAAATTGGCTAAGTGGTTCAACATTAGATATTCGTCCGATATGTAAAGTATCAAATTCGATGCATTTTGTATCTGCTAGAGGGTTTTATTCTCCCTGTTGTTGGGCAGGAGATTACCGTTTTTATTATAAAAGTGATTTTTATAAAAATAAAGATTTGTATGATATAAGTAAAACTACACTATCAAAAATTTTAACTGAACCAAAAACCGTTAACTTTTTTGAAACATTAGAAGAAACTAAACCAGTATATTGCACGTTTAATTGCGGAAAAGTATGAGCAAAGACTATTCACTAGATTTACAAAAACTTTTTATTGAAATGATGCTACAAGACGCACAGAGCTATGTGCGTGTACAGAACATCTACAATCCAGAAAACTTTGATCGCAGTCTACGTGAAGTGGCTAAATTTATCAAAGAACATACAGATCAGCACAGAGCCATGCCTACTATTGAACAGGTCAAGGCAGTTACTGGCACTGATCTAAAACATGTACCAGATTTAAATGAAAGCCATTATGAATGGTTTATGAATGAGTTTGAGGGATTTACTAAACGTCAAGAACTTGAACGTGCTATTCTTAAAGCCGCAGACATGTTGGAAAAGGGTGATTACAATCCTGTAGAAAAATTAATCAAAGATGCTGTACAAATTAGCTTGACCAAAGACATGGGTACAGATTACTTTGCTGATCCTAAACAACGTATTGAAAAGTATTACAACAGTGGCGGACAGGTATCTACTGGTTGGCCACAACTTGATAAACTCTTATATGGTGGATTTAGTCGTGGCGAACTAAACATTTTTGCTGGTGGATCTGGTTCGGGTAAGAGTTTGGTTATGATGAACTTGGCTCTAAGTTGGTTACAAGCAGGCCTAAGTGGTGTGTATGTAAGTCTGGAGTTGAGTGAAGAACTTTGCGCACTCCGTACTGATGCTATGTTAACAGGCATGGGCACCAAAGACATTCGCAAAGACATTGATACTACTACAATGAAAGTTCGATTGGTAAGTAAGAAAGCAGGCAACTATCAAATCAAAGGATTCCCGGCACAGTCAAACGTCAACGACATTCGAGCATACTTAAAAGAATATCAAGTTCAAACAGGTCGCAAGGTAGACTTTGTTATGGTAGATTACTTAGACTTAGTAATGCCAGTTAGTGCTAAGGTTAGTCCAAATGATTTGTTTGTCAAAGACAAATATGTATCAGAAGAACTACGTAACTTGGCTAAAGAACTAGGTGTACTATTTGTAACTGCGTCACAGTTAAATCGTGGTGCGGTTGAAGAAATTGAATTTGACCATAGTCACATCGCAGGTGGGTTAAGTAAAATCAATACAGCAGATAACGTGTTTGGCATTTTTACAAGTCGAGCAATGCGTGAGCGTGGTCGTTATCAAATACAGTGTATGAAGTCACGTAGTTCAACAGGTGTAGGTCAAAAGATTGATTTAGACTATGATATTGATACTATGCGTATCACGGACAGCGGAGCCAGTGATAGCGACACTGGCAGTGGCGTAACAAATATTCTAAGTCAAATTAAAACCAATACAACAGTTAAAGAAACAGGTGATACTCCTAAAGTTAGTGCTCAAGTAGATAGCAGTAAACTTAAGAATATGCTAGCTGGCTTGAAGAAAGTCGAATAGATAAATATACTAAATTGGAGTAGAATTGTGCAGAAACGCACCCGTAGCCTTCTTACAGAATTAGACGAATTACTTATCCACAAAGATAAGGACAGTCTACTAGAGAGCCGTGCCAGTAATATCATCAATGGCGCTATTAACCTCATCAAATACATTCATGAAAGCTACGATGCTGAAACTGCCGGCGAGTTAGAACGTCGCTTGCTTAATGCTATTAAAGGACAGGATCCTGCTAAATTTACTCGTGGTGTTAGGAAACTAAAGAATGAAGATTAACGAGATCATAGTCGAAGATGACTTCCTTAAAGGCATGGCTAGAAAAGCTAAAAAAGCCGGATGGGATCTAGGCAACATTGGAGCAAATCTTGGACGTGGCCTGGCAGGTAAAAGCAAACGTGCTGGTAGAGATATCAGCGGCAAGTATGAAAAAACTGGAACCATGGCTAGAGCAGCACATGGTACAGGCAAAGCAACACGAGCAGTAGCTGAACCGGCAGTTGATTTTACTCGCGGAGTTGGTCATGAACTACACCCTAGAGAGTGGGGTCAATACGCTGGTGATATTGGTAGTGCTATAAAACAAAATACAGCAAAACCAGTAGGCTCACTATTCACTAAAGCTAGTGATAAAAAAGAAAAACCTGCTCCGGTAGGGTACAAGTTTAAAGGTCAAAAATATACCTGGACTAAAACTGTTAATGGATGGGTAAATGATCGTGGCCAACAAGCCAATGACGAACAAGCTGATTTCTTAGAAAATTCGTATACACCCGATGAGCCTAACGGTCCAACTACAAATACAGCAAAGCAACAACCTAATCAGCAAGCAAAGACTGCTCAGACAAAACAACAAAAGAAACCAAATATAGGTGGAATCGGACCGGACGATCCGAGATACGCTGATTTAGAAGCTAAGGTAAAAAACGCTAAACCAACACCGGGAAAATAGTAGTTGACATTTTGGTTAAATGAGTGTACAATAGCACTTGTTGTAATTAAGAAAGATAATAAACATGCCTAGATGTACCCGTTGTTATACAGAATTAAATCCAAATGATCCAGATGCCCATTGGAGTGGTTCATTTATTTGTCCTACATGCCGATTGGGCGATCGAATTGAACAGCGGTCACAACCAGTAAGATCATATGTAGAACCTCTTCCTGAGGAAGTTAATAACGTACTTATTACGCTAGTATCAATGGTAATAGCTGGACTAGTAACATATTTTGTAGCGTGGCCAGTGTTGAAATTTTGTTTTGGTATTGTAGTTGATATGTTTAAGATATTGTTTTAGGTTAAAGAATGAAATTATTTGAAATTAAAAAACAAACTCCTGATTTTTTACTTGCTGAAAGTAAAAATGTTCACCTCGAACATCTAGAGGATTTGGTTTTTAATAAAGGCTGGGCCGGTGCACAAGAAGCCTTAAACTACATTGACAGTTTACGTCATATGCT